TACTGTGTCAGAAACGAGCAGTTTGGGGTTGACTCTGCGAAGCCAGAGGCTATCATTGGGGCACAAGGACTCATCGTGTTCAACACCAACACCAACAAGGCAACGGTATTCGTGGCTTCTGAACCCAAGAGTGGTTTGGGAGTCAAGGGTTCCACCTTGACTGGATTTGATCCTGCGAAGTCTTTTGAAAAGACTGTGCGGAAGCCTGATGAATTCCTGAAGAATGCTGACGGTTGCCGAAAGACTTTTGCCTCTGCGGTTCGTTACCTCAGCGGCGTGAAGACGAAGAACTCCGAACCAACAGGACGGATCAACAAGCACTGCTTGCTGCTACAGGTAAACTAATGATTCTCGTTGACAACACACAAGTAATAATGGCATCCATTTTCGCACAGCAGCGAAACTTGGATGGGGTGAACGAAGACCTAGTGCGGCACATGGTGCTGAACACCTACCGAACCTATCGCAAGAAGTTCTTCCGCGAATACGGGGAACTTGTGATTTGCGAGGACGGTGGAGCGTCATGGAGGCGGCAGTTCTTCCCTCTATACAAAGCCAAGCGTCGTGCCGAGCGGAAGGAAAACGAGGGGCAGTGGCAGCGGTTCTATGACATCATCAATATCATCCGAGAAGAGGTTGCCGCAAACTTTCCGTATCGGTGCGTTCATGTTCAGGGCTGCGAAGCCGATGATGTGATTGCTTTCCTTGCAAAGCGATATTGCCAACAGGAAAAGGTACTGATTCTCAGCGGGGACAAAGATTTCGGTCAGTTGCAGTTGCACCCTAATGTGGCACAATACTCGCCCATGCTGAAGAAGTTCGTGACCGTGGAGAACCCGAAGCAGTTCCTGCTTGAACATATCATCAAGGGCGATTCTTCGGATGGAGTGCCGAATATTCTTTCAGATGATGACTGCTTCATGGCAGAGGACAAGCGGCAGAAGCCCGTGACGAAGAAGCGGATGGAAGAAATTCTTGAACATATCGTTTCTACAGGAAAAGCACCTGAAAAGTACGCCGCTAATTGGGACAGAAACGCCAAACTGATTGACTTGTTGCGTATTCCAACGGACTATGAGGAAAAGATCGAAGCCGAATGGAATAAACCTTTTTCCCCTTCCCGCAGCAAGATTCTTCCCTACATGATAGAGAAGGGGCTACGCAACCTTATTGGAGACATCCAGGATTTCTAATGGAAGACCGATTCGATTACGACAGTCGTGATCCCGCCGCAAAGAAGGCACGAAAGAGTGCAGATCGCAAGCACAAAAGCCGTCGCCGTCACGATGAAAAAGAACATTTGAAGCGTTATGTGGAAGATTACAATGCAGGAAAGCGAGACTTTGATTATGACTACGAAAACGAAGACTAATTCAATCAAGATTTCCAAGCGAACACTTGACATTCTCAAGAACTTTGCCACTATCAACTCTGGCATTCTTGTGAATGAGGGAAGCACTCTTAACACACTTTCTTCCACGAAGAATATTCTCGCGGAAGCCAAGGTGGACGAGGTGTTCACGAAGTCTTTTGCTATTTGGGACTTGAACAAGTTCCTTGGCACGGTGAGTCTGTTCAAGGATCCAGAATTTGAGTTTGACGAAAACTTCATCACTGTCAAGAGCGGAAAGAGTAGTGTTCGTTACTACTACTGTGATCCTAAGTTGGTGACTTCCACAAGCAAGAAGATTGCCATGCCCAATTCAGTGGTGAAGTTTGATCTGTCTGCGAAGGATTTTGCAGAGATCATCAAGGCAGCATCTGTTCTACAGGTTGGTCATCTATGCGTTCGTTCTTCTGAAGACGGAGAGAAGATTGAACTTGCAGCCACAGACAAGAGCGATGTGACTTCAAACTTCTATTCGGTGATTGTGGGCGACAACACTTCAGGAGCCACGTTCGAGTTCATTTTTGATGTGGAAAACCTGAAGATTCTTCCCGGTGATTATTCTGTTGCCATCTCCGAGAAGGTAGTTTCTTCCTTTACCAACAAGAATGAACCCCTGACTTATTGGATTGCCCTGAATGCCGATTCCTCTTACGAGGCTTAATTCGTGACTACAACTGAAACCGTGAAGGGTCTTTGGGTTGAGAAGTATCGCCCGCAGTCCGTGAAGGATTGCATCTTGCCATCGGAAACGCATGAGAGTTTCATGCGGATGGTTGAACGGGGAGAACCACAGAACCTCCTGCTGTCTGGTGGTGCTGGCTGTGGCAAGACCTCCGTGGCAAGAGCCTTGTGCAACGATCTTGGTTGCGACATGATGCTTGTTAACTGTTCTGAAGACAGGAATCTTGATACTCTTCGTGTCAAGATACGGAACTTTGCTTCCACCGTGTCTCTCACGAACGGCGTGAAAAAGGTTGTGGTGCTGGATGAGTTTGACTATTCAAATTCTACATCCACTCAACCCGCCCTTCGCGGTTTCATTGAAGAGTTTGCGGATAACTGCCGTTTCATAATCACCTGTAATTTTAAGAACAGGGTGATTCAGCCGCTGCACTCCCGTTGCACTTGTATTGATTTCAAGATTCCGTCAAAGGAAAAAGCCGATGTGGCAGCACGATTCTTCAGGCGCGTAGAGGAAGTCCTGAAGAAGGAGGGCGTGGAATATGATCCAAAGGTTGTGGCTCAACTGGTCACAAAGTATTTCCCTGACTTCCGCAGGACTCTGAACGAGTTGCAGCGATATGCTGCAAACGGCAAGATTGATGTGGGAATTTTGCAAACCCTTGGAAATATCCATATCAAGGATTTGATGAAGCACATGAAGTCTAAAGACTTCTCTGCGGTTCGTAAGTGGGTGGTTGACAATTTGGACAACGATCAGACTCAAATTTTTCGATCAATCTACGATGGGCTGTATGAACACATTGAACCCGCTTCCATTCCCCAAGCCATTCTTGTGCTTGGAGACTACCAGTTCAAGGCAGCGTTCGTAGCCGATCCAGAGATCAATCTGGTGGCTTGCCTTGCTCACCTGATGATGGAGGTAAAGTTCAAGTGAGTTATACTCTATCTGAATATTTAAATGCGATCAATCACTCCAAAGAACCCCTTATGGACGAGAGTGAGGTGTGGGTAAAGCATTCGTATCCTGCGGTAGTGGTCACCCGTTCATTGTCGTATTTTCCAGACACTCTGTTTGCAGCGAACGAAGTAAACTCCCGTTGGCATTTAGATTCAAAAATGCAATTTGACTTTCTGCGCGGAGCCATTCGTCCTCGCAAGCGGTTCTCTAGATGGTTCAAGCGCGAGGAAGACCCCCGTGTTGCTGCTCTTGTGGAGTACTACGGGTTCTCGTCCAAAAAGGCAATGGAAGCCCTTTCAGTCCTGTCTGATGCAGAGATTCAAGAAATAGTGCAGATGATGGACAAAGGCGGAAGCAAACGATAATCTAAATAGTTCCGTGTCGGTTCAATTATTCGGAGTGAACACATGGAACAAGACGAACGCTATATTGATCTTAATACAGATGACCTACTGGAAGTGACGCTGCAAAAGCCTGATGACTTTTTGAAAGTCCGTGAAACGCTGACCCGTATTGGCGTATCGTCCCGAACTGAAAAGAAGTTATGGCAATCATGCCACATCCTCCACAAGAGGGGCAAATACTATATTGTCCACTTCAAGGAGATGTTTGCACTGGATGATCTTCCCACATCTATAAACAGCGAAGACACGGGACGGCGCAACACCATTGCGTGTCTGCTAGAGGAATGGGGTCTGGTTAAGATCGTGGACAAAGCCAAGATCACAGACAAGGTTCCACTCAATAAAATAAAGATTCTGCCTTTCAAGGAGAAGGGTGAGTGGGAATTGTGTCCTAAATACCATATAGGGCGTTCCAAGAAGAACATTAAACCCGAAGACTGAAAAACGGAGATTCATAATGAAACTGGTGATAAAGTTCCCCACTCGTAATCGTCCCGACAAGTTCAAAGCCGTATTCACCCGATACCTGACATTCCTCAGTGGTCGGCATGATGTGCGGTTCATCCTCACTATGGACGAGGATGACGCAACCATGAACAACGATGCCATGCACCAGTGGATTGCCACCCGTGCCCGTTGTGCCCAAATAGAGTGCTTCTACGGGAACTCCAAGAGCAAGATTGAGGCTTGCAACGCCAATCTAGAGGGGGTGGACGGC